CCCCGAGCCACTAGCAAGATCAAGTGGCGCCCCTTCCACACTAGGCCCAAAATTCTGGTTCCAGGGAACCTGGAGCCGAACTGTACTGATACCGATAAGGTTGAACTCGCCGTTTCGTCGACTTATAAAGTAGACGCTCGGTCCGTTCATTACCGGTAAGGTCCATCACATCGAGGTGAGTCTGCGCTATTATTAGGTCAGCCTCACCAAGTAGATCCTCTATTTTAAAAAACAGGGAATCGTACTTCCATTTAAGCGCATCTTCTAAGAAGCTGCGACTTATAGGTCCATGTGCAGGGTCATGTGGGTTGTTGTTGAGAAAATTGATAGTTTCCTTGAACCTCTTTGCAACACGGTATGGAGTCATAACGTGTTTCACGGAGGTCCTCAAGTCCTCAATATTTGAGAACGAGCCTTCAATCTTTACCTTCAACTGTTGAAGGAAAAGACGGAAGGGAACAAAACCATATTGACCGAGAACCTCGGTTAATTGGATCAATTTTTTCATTTCGAGATGCTTGATATCTGTGGCTTTAGAAGCGGAGAGAACCTGAAAAAGTTCTTTCTTAAGGATAGGAATCGTAAGCATCTTACGGTCCCATCCTTTCTTCCCTTCGTCACAGGATGCTATCGCCTCAAAGAAATAGGATAAATACTTATCCATTTCTAAAGATGAGCGGTAGTAATTTGGCTCCCTCAATAGCGAGGCTAGTGAGTTGAGACAAAAGAGGTGTTTTGGATTTAAATCAGGAGCTAGAAGGAGACGGATTGCCCTTTTAGTACGACCTCTCAATTTTAAATTAAGAGGGTCTTTATAAGGAAAATCAAGTCCTCCTAGCATTATAGGTAAGTAGGGCTCTAAACCTGCTTCCCATAATTGACGAATCACATAACGATTTACGTGATTCGACCAGAGAATGTAATCTTTAATACGGGGATGACCCATATTAAAGCGGAGAGCTGAGGTAATTGCAGATCCCAGGGTAACCCATGGGGGCAATTCCTTCTCGCCGGGTAAACGACTAGTCGGCTTGCAGTAGCTGCGAACCGGTATATAGTCTAACCATTCCATTTTTCCGGTATCCGGATTAAATCTAAAAAAGTGTTCGGTGTAGAGTCCATAAGTTCGACTGATAAAATCAGTCGACTTGGAAAACTCTCCACCGAAGAAGCGATGTAAAGCTCGGTATGCAATGATAAAGCGGTCGGACGATATGGTAACCATATCGTCCCCACAAATCATAAAAGGATACTCATTATTGATGATCCCATCTGAGACCATCGAATCTAGAATATCCTCAAGTCCGTCTTTGAAAAAACTTGATAGACGGGAAAGTAGGTCCTCCTCGAGTTCTCTCGCGGTTTTTCCTACAGTCGTCTCGCCTATAAAGAATTTACAAAGCCAAAGAAGGAAATAGTTATACAGGTTGAGAAGAAGCCAAGACATGGGGTGACCCATTTGAGTCCCACATATCTGGACTATAACCTCCGAAATTTTCGGATAGTTAAGCTTACCGGCGACATAAATGTCGGGTGCTGAGAGTCTCAGCGCCAAGGTAAGTATCTTCTCGTCCACGTCATCTCTGTCATCGCGATCAGAGATGTAAAAAAATAACCCGCAGGCAAAACCCACAAGCAAAGCCTGTGGAATTTTGTCTGTGGCTTCCTTCATGTCCGCCGAGTATAAAAGGAGGTTACCTTTAGAGAGGGCCTCCACTCGGGTCTTATCCTCTACCCATTCGAAGAACGGTTTATGAGCATCTTTATTGAAGACAGATATGTGGCCGCTCCTTGCGAAGGATCTTCGTAAGAGCGTACGCCACATATGGCCTCCAATCAAAGTCTCAATAGGTAAACAAGACAAGATCCTTGCCTTGTAACCCTGTTCTTCGATGGACAGAACACGTGTCGGGACCACCCGTTGCGGAAAGATCCTAATCACGTGCTTCCCGATCTCCCTTTCAGAATGAAAAGGGTAGACTTGGTCGTCAACTGCATCCTCTGAATCATCGATACCGGCAACCGGTAGATTCACGAGCACGTATTTTTCCAAAATACGTGACCATAAAGAATCACTTCGATAGAAGAGAGGTCCAAAGAGCCCGCCTTCCCCTCTTTTCCGACCCTTAATATATTGGATCAACTGATCCTTTATATCAAGGGTAGGCTTGAGAGGTAGGTCTTGACGAGGAGTTAGATCAATCTCTTTCTTTAAGAAAGCGATGATCGAAGATACACCCCCACCATGATTCATAGTGTGAGTGTAGGTTGCGGCATTACTAGGACTAAAATGGACATCCCTTGAATCAAATGATTTGAAGGTCGCCAAAAATGTCTTAGCAAAGACGAAA